ACGCGGCGTGAAAGTGGCACTGAGCCAACCTTGCTCACCGCGCTCCCTCAGACAAGCGATAATGATCGTGTAGGCCGCCTGGTCCATCAGGGACGCTTCGTCGAGCCAGGCTCCAGATAGATTGGCGCCTCTGGCACGTTCGGGATTGTCAACCGACCTAAAAATGACCTCAGCGCCATTGCCAAGTGTAACTCGCATCTCCGCCCTGTTGATCCGCTTGATGAACCGAAACCGAGCGCCAAGATCCAAGAACGAACGCCATGAGGAATCCTGCAACATGGGATAGGTAGGAGCATACACCCCATAAAGACGGTCATCCTGCGCTCTCAGCAACAGATCGCAGGCGCCAATCCATGACTTGCCGGCCCCGCGGCCGCCCACGAATCCCCGGTACAGAGCCTCACTATCAAGAAAAGCCTGCTGGGCTTCGTGCAGGTCAAGCGTCAGCTTCATCCGTTCTCTTCCGAATCACACGCGTCGTTATTTCAACCGGCCCTTCGTGACTCAAATTGACATTCTCGCGCAACACACCGAGCGCCTTACCGAGCTTTTCAAGCGCAGCCTGCGCATCGTACAATTCAATCTGCAAACCATTCCGCCCGTTACTTATCTTCTTGATCAGATGTAACTTGCCGGCCTTTTCAGCTTTGGCAAGGTCGATCTGGGCTCTTCCGGTTGCAGGATCAATCGACAGGAAGTCGGCCATGTTGGCGCGGGCCTGTTCTCCAAGACGATCGAGCACTTCGGGCGGCTTGACACCTCTCTCAGAGATGCGGCGTTCGAGCTCGGCAGCTATGTCAAGGTTTGACAGGTTCTGCTCACCAATCTGTCGAGCCGTTTTTGCAGAGTAACCCGCACGTCTGGCTGCCTCAGAAGCGTTCCAGCAATTGAGGTACTCTTCAACAAAAACGGTTTGGCGCCTGGTCAATGTCATGTGAATACCTTATCATACAGAGATGCGCCTAGACATCCTCTTCACGCACCGCACACACCTGCCAGATCGAACCGTCCTGATAGATCGGTAGCACCCGGCTGATGCTGTACAGCAACTCTCGGGCGCTGCGCATCTGCAAGCCGGTCAACAAGGCCACTTGCTTCGTCGTCAGTCCCTCACCGTGTGCCAACCACCACACAACGAGAGCAACCCGCTCGGATGGCGTCTCTGGCGTCATGCTAGAACTTTCTGTAACGCAAAGATCGCATCCCGGTTGTTGAGACCATGCAGGCGCGCATACAGGTTCACCACGTCCAACGGCTTCGGCGTACAACCCGCGAAACAACCACACAGTTGATTCCTCCTGTCGATCCAGAAAGACGGGTTATCATCGTCATGCAGTGGACACTTCGTGCGGTGCCAGCGACCGTCGCCAGATGTGACTTCCCCATGCGGTAGCAGGTCCTCTATCCGTAACTTCGCTTTGATGGAATCAACCAGGTTGGCAGTGATGGTCACCTGGTTGTCGATGATCGACCAAGGGTCCGACTCTTGGTTGCTCAGTATCTTGTGAGGAAGTTGCACTTGTTCAGGCTGTTCGGTATCAAGAAGGATTTGTAGGGGGAGAACATCACTCAACGTCTCAATGCGTGGGATGATCAGTCCTGGTGTCAGTGCTCGGTATGGCTTACCGGTCGGATGAATCGAACCTTCTCCGAGAACATAACCATTGCGCGCCTTTATGTCGATCCCCGGCAATTTCCTGTTGCGTTCGGGAGTCGATGACCAAACGTAAACATGGACTCCCCGACTTGTGCTGACCCGATAAGCAGTCTTGGCAACTCTGGATGCCAACGAAAACCGACCCTGTTTCGTGGCCCACCACAGCCAACGTGTATAGGTCGTATGTTCGTCAAAGTCCAGGACAAGCAAACCTTTCCAGCCCGTTACCACCCCAACATTCGACTCCTTACTGAACCAGCTCAGTATCGAGGCGGGTGTGGGCAGGCTCTTCTGATACTGTCTCCAGCTCAGCAAGTCGGGTGTTTTGTCCCGATGATGCACGGGAATCGTCGCAACTCCTAATGCATAAAATGTCTGTGCAGTTTCAATTGGTTGCATAGTTCCTCCGCAGTGTCCCATGTGTCCCAACCTGGACCATCCTTTGCATTAAATACCTCCCCATATATCTTTTAATCAATTCAAAATTTAGGGAGTCCTTTAAAGAAAAACATGGGGCAGGATGGGACAGTTGGGACATCATACCGGCGTGACCCCCTGATAGCACCAAACGCGGCCGCCGTTCTTGAGAGTGCGTCGGACGCGCTCGCAGCCGAGCTTCGTCATGATCGAGGCTAGATACATGCTGTGTTGGCGCGTGCTGCCGCCCCGTAGCCCATTTGTTTCAAGAGTCGTCAGGATTTCATGGGTGGGCGTCCAGGCCAGTGGGTTGTTCGGCTCGATCAGATAGTATTGCTTGAGAAGTCCTTCCATCGGATCGTCGATCTCATAACGCTCATTGACGCTGTTGGCGATCGTAGTCTCGTCTGGCGTCAAGTCCCAGGGCTCACCATTGAGATAGGCCGCGTTGGCTTCGGCCCAGACCTGGTGCTTGTCGACCGTCTGTGAGTAGCTCCAGTCGATTCTCGTCAAGTTGGCAATCATAAACCGCCGGTTTCCCGTCGGGTCATTCAGAACGCCGGTCTCGTTGTTGAACGTCCCGATGAAGTTGGCGAGCGCCGGCTTTACCATGTCAAAACGTCCATAGGCTTTTCTGACGGTGACTGTCTTCTGGGTGAGGAAGAACTTGAGCGCCTCTCGATCAGCTTTACGGGTGGTGTTGCCAAATTCACTGATCTCCCAGATCCATTTCGAGGCGAGGCGAATCTGGTTGTCCTTGTCATCGGGATTGATCGGCGCCTCGATGTAGCACTGTTCGACGACCTCGCCAATCCAGGCGGCGAAGAAGCTTTTACCGAGTTTTTGGATACCATCAAGAACCAACACGCGGTTCTGTTCGGCCTTCCTGGCTTTGGCGACTGCACCAATCAGCCAGCGCCGCAAGAAGATGGCAAACACACCATCCTTGTCAACGAAGTGATTACTGAGCGCCGCAATGTGTTGACCACCGTCATACTGGAGGCCATCAAGGTAACCATGAACCGGGTGATAGCGTTGATCGTAGGCTTCAGAGATGTAGGTATCTTCCATCACCTCGATCGAGTCCCAGCCTTTGTCACGCATCTGGCGGCGAATCTTGGCGGCGATCGGATCGCTCAGGTTCTGCCAGGCGCCATTGATCGACACTTCTACCATGTCGTTGAGCGTGTTCATGCGGAAGGTATAGCCGAGATCGTCGAGAGCCTTGAGATACTCAGCACTCTTGGCGCGCTTCTTCTTGACCGGCTGCTGCTGTGTCTGCAGGGTCTGAGAACGAGAGAGGAGGGCATTAGATAGAGCGGCTTGCAGCTCGGGCGGCTCGACAGCAATCGTCTGCGCAAAGACCAGATCATAGTCACCGGGACTGGCTGTTGTCAGAGTAGCGGCGATCGTCGACCACGGTTCGATGGTGGGCGGAGCCAGATTCGGAACCTGCGTCGTGAGATAGAGCTGCGCGAGCCAATCTAACCCACTGACAAACAAAGCTGGGTCGGCATCGGGATAGCTTTGGGTCAGCACATCCGCATCGGGAGTCGCCACGCCGGCCTGCGTTAGCGCGGCGTGGAGAGGAGTGACCCAGCTTGTAGCGGTGGTAGCCATGTTCATTCGACCAACTCAGGCACCGTGCATAACAGTCTGGCGACCCGTTTTTGTTGGCCGGAATCGCGCTCCATAACCTTGCGGTTGAGTTTCTCGCAGTCCTCGCAGAGCCAGAACTGGGTTAGTTTTTTACGTTCTGAGAGAGAGCCAAACACGGTCACTTCAACGGTGATGTGCTTGACGCCCTCTCTCTCATGACAATTCGCACAATATCTCATGTTGCTGTCCTTGTGTTGCCTTCCTTATTACTGAGCGCGGTTTGTTGAAGTCGTGTTGTCCTGAATGCTAGATGAACGTACAAGGGAGTACAGGAAATTGATCCGGTCAGCCTGGTTCTTGATCAACTCTGCGAGAGACGCGATAAGCGTTTCATGCTCATGAAGTTCGACCTCCATCTGTTTGGCCGTTGCCAACAGTGCGGGATAGCCGTTGATCTGAACGCGTTGCCAGTTGATCGGTTCCATCCTGTACTCCTTTGTGTTCGTTGCTTTTACGCGGCCGAACTAACGATACAGTGCGTTCGCCAAGCCGATCTCAGCTCTGCTCTGCAATTGCGAATCGTAGCGCTGCGAGACCATGCCGTTACCGCCCTCACGATGCGTGACCATACTTGTGCGTCGCTTTGCGGTTCCATACTCTACCTCTGCTTTGCTCCACTGAGCCTTACCTTGCTCTTGCCGTGCATACGCAGCCAAACAGTGCCATTACGAGACATTGCTCAGCATCACTCTGCTCTGCCCTTGCTGTACCTTGCAGGACCCGACAATACAGTTGCTCTGCCTTGCCAAACTTGACTGAGCCTGAGCGTCACGGAGTCTCGCACCACTGTACTCAAGCCTGGCCTCACGTAGCTTAGCTACGCCATTGCGGTGCGCTCGGTGTATAGAATCGCCAGTGCGCCACCGTACAAAACGTCACCTAAGCGGAACCTTGCTGAACATCACTTTTACAGCACTTCACCATGCTTCACCATGCTGTTGCTGTACCGCGCCTGGCATAACGATGCTGTTGCACACTTCGCTACGCCTCACAACGCTTTTACAATACATAACGCAACGATGCTTTGCTGTGGCCATACCTCGGCTCGCATTACCATGCCCTTGCTAGTCTTCCTTCACCAACTCATAGCGGAACTTGCCCCAACCGCCGCCGCGCCATTGGCCGATACCGTTGTAGTAACCGAAGTCAAGCAAATCCCTGAGCACCGCTTCGCTAATTTCCCCGGCAATGACCTCGATGCCAACTTTGACGGTGCATCCTTCTGGCAACATTTCGCTCCTGGCCAGCGCTACCCGGTCCCCCATTGCGGTCTGTGCGCGCAATGGACGTTCCAGGTAATCAATCAGATCGCGGATGTCATCACCGTTTGGTGGTGCGATCGGGATCAGGCGAGGTGACACATAGACATAGGTGCTCACCTTGCTCTTGAGGTTCTTGATGCCGCTGACATTTTTGGGGCCGTTCAACGCCTGGCCCGCTGCCTTCAGGAACCCTTTGATCTGGTAGTCCCAGAGCAGTGGCTTGTCGTCTTGGTTCTTGTGAAAAACGGTGGTTCCGCGCTCCAATGCATCCGGTAATGTCTCGATCTCGTCTTCCGGCAGGCTCATACCATGCCGGCCGGCGATGTAGGTGGAGGCAACGTCCCTCGTTGGTTGGCTGCCCAGGATCGGATTGAGGAAGATGATCTTGAGCTGATAGGTGTCGACTTGCATGTTGTTATCCTTTCGTTACTGAGTTGTTAGTTTCGTCTCGCCAAAGTTACGGACGCCTCTCATTTGCGGTAACTGCCTTCACCACTCCAAACCCAAGCGGCATTGTCTTTCAACTTCGCACCGTCGAGCCCGGTTGTGAACATGCCGCCGATGCTGAGGAAGAAGAACAGCACGAGGATGCCGAGCACTACCCAAAATGCCTTTAGCGAACCGTGCGCTTCTTCGAGCTGCGGTTGCGTGCTGTTCGGGTTGAGGTAGGTGACCGTTGACTTGCCGAGCCTGCTAATGCTCCACAACGCCCAAATGACAAATCCGAGAACGAATAGAACCTCCATGATGTTCCCCCTTTTGTGGTGGTGTCTGTGTCAGTCCACAGGCACCGCGTCTGTACCGACCAAACTACTCCCCCACTTCCGTGAGGGCTTCCGAATTGCGCCGGGCACGGCTACGGGCGGGTCCCATGCCTGCTGCCCGGCAGTTATTCGACATAAGTTATGCATCTCCCGCCGCGTCCAGCGCGGTCACATCTTCAAACAGAGCCGTGATGCGTTGCTCGAAATCGTCCCTGGTAGCGTCCCTGGCAGAGTCCCTGGCAGCGGCCCAGGCAGCGGCCCAGGCAGCGGCCCCGGCAGCGTCCCTGGTAGCGTCCCAGGCAGCGGCCCCGGCAGCGTCCC